ATGCACTCACCTCTGATAATGTCGGCGGGTTTGATTATATCGAGTCGCCTATGATTGAGCAGGCACTGGGTATTCCTACTCTGGAAGAGATTGCCTTCTGAGTGTAACTAACTGTGTGCCCTCTGGTTGACTCTGGAGGGCACTTATGTTATGCTTGGTGATGATAGTGAATCGGCAGCGTTTTGCCGCCGATTTGTTATAGCGCCGCGCGGCGTTGCGGTTATAAAAACCCTTAAGTCCCTAACCTACAGAGGTGACAAATCGACCTCTAAATATCAACCTCTTAAAATTTTTCCGGAAGTATGATAAGTCTCAGAAACCATCGCAGACGCCCATATTGGAACTTCTGGAAGGTTGTATTAGCGGGCTGGATGATTCGTTATCCTCGCCCCTTTTTTGTCGCACTAGGTTTTTGTGTAGTTCTGATATATAATGCAGTAACAAAATAAAACTGAAAGAAAAAATTCCGGATATTTTTTATGACTGCACAAGAAAAAATATATCACATATATGCAAAGGATCAGTGTTTATTTCATTCACTGAAGGAAGAAGAGTTTAAAAAAACTTGGAGTACCTTACATCAAATGGTTGGTGTAATGAAGACTGATTATAGTGTAGAGGATTTAAACTTTATAGAACTTTCTGCAGGTATCGGAGGGGGCGGAAACACTGGATCAGGAGATCCACAAGGTAGTCCATCTTATTAATCTTAAGATTGACAAATGCATATATAGACTGATAAAATTGAGTTTGAAGGTTTATTCAACTTATGGCAAAAGGATTTACTGTAAAAGCAACAGCACCAAAACCCAAAACTGAAGAATGGGATTATGATGCGATCAAAGAAAGAATGAAAGGGAAGTCAATTGTATTCTGTCTTCCTGGTCGTGGATGTTCTTTTATTTTTCTAAAGGCATTCGTACAACTTTGTTTTGATCTTGTGCAAAATGGAATGAGTATTCAGATCTCTCAAGATTACTCATCAATGGTTAACTTTGCACGTTGTAAAGTACTTGGTGCAAATGTACTTCGTGGTCCTAAGCAAGTTCCTTGGGATGGAAAACTGGAGTATGATTACCAACTGTGGATTGACTCTGATATCGTTTTTGATTCACAAAAGTTCTGGCAACTCTGTGATGTGGCACTCCCTGCTGAAGAGGAAGAGCGTGAAATCGTCGCAGGTTGGTATGCTACTGAGGATGGTCACACAACCTCTGTCGCACACTGGTTGGAGGAAGATGATTTCCGTAAGAACGGTGGTGTGATGAATCACGAAACCGTGGAGTCAATCTCCAAGCGTAGAAAGCCTTTCACAGTGGATTACACTGGTTTCGGTTGGGTACTGATTAAGAAGGGTGTCTTTGAGAATCTCGAATATCCTTGGTTTGCTCCGAAGATGCAAGTCTTTGAATCTGGTGCAGTTCAGGATATGTGCGGTGAAGATGTCTCGTTCTGTCTTGATGCAAAAGAGCAAGGACTTGAGATCTGGTGCGACCCTCGTATTCGTGTGGGTCATGAGAAAACTCGTATTATTTGATGGAGAAGATTTATGGCAAAAGGTGGAAGCAATAAGGTACTTTTTGAACCCGGAGCACCAAAGAAGACTCGGCAAGGGCGATCTCCTCGTACATTACTGAGTGCAACATCTCGCAATGGACGTAAGAAAAAGTATAGGGGTCAAGGAAAAGGTTAATAATATTCTAGAGTGCTTAAATAGGTTAAGCACTCTTTTTTTATGACTGAAAAAGAAAAGCATATTTTTAATTGGATACATGAAGTATCTAAAGTAAGACCAGAGTTAAATGGTTTTGCGATTTGTCCGTTTGCAGCAAAGTCAAAATATCACATCTTAGAGTGCTCTGCAATCTCCATTACCCCGATTGAAGGTATGGATGTGGTCATTTATGTCATTGAAGATCATTTTAATCTTAATGATGTTCAGAAGTGGGTTGAGATTTGCAACTCAAAGTATAAAGGTTGGAAGTTTTTTGAAGATTGTGGGTCATATGATACCTTTATAAATGGAGTTCAAACCAATAATGGCAAATATAATCTCATATTAGGACAACCAAGAGAAAAATTAAGAAAGTTTAGAGAAAATCTATCCAAAACCGAATATTATGATATGTGGGATGATGAATATTTGAGAGAAATACTTGAAGACGACTATGATATAATGGAAAAACGGGATAGCAACCCCGTAAAAAGTTCTGATTTAACAAATCAGGGGCAAAACAATGACTAAACAAGTCGATAAAGACCAAAATTTCATGAAAAATGAGTGGGGAACTCAATATTTGGCAAGTGAGTATGGTTGGGACACACAAATTCAGAAGCAAAAGATGCTTCGTGAGATAGCAAATGATGATTTAACACCCAAAAAGCACGATTTTCATCACCAAAATGAAATTCATGAAAAAATTCGCAATGATGAAGACTATGATGATTGGGAATATGGAACAGAACCACTATATGAAGTTAAAAATCCCGAATAAATAAGATAGATTTTATAATATTACATGCCTTTAGAAAGGGTAAGTCAAGGTTTTAAGGATATTAGTATGACTTTTCAGGTTAATCCCCTGAACTCAGATCTTATTGCGATCAAAAATGAAACTGCTATTGCACGTTCTATCCGAAACATTGTTTTTACCCTTCCTGGAGAGAAGTTTTTTAACGAAAACTTCGGATCTAACATTTCAAAGTCACTTTTTGAGAATATAGATGAAATTTCGGCATCTATTATTGTTGATGAAATCAGGCAATCAATAGGAAATTATGAACCAAGAGTTAGTTTGATTGATGTACAAGCATATCCAGATTATGATAACAACTCTTTTGATGTTACGATAATATATCAGGTTATAGGAGCGGATGTTCCAGCACAGCAACTACAATTCGTCTTGCAAGCAACTAGATAAATGCCACTAGTAAATTTCACCAATCTGGACTTCGACCAGATAAAAGTCACACTTAGAGATTACCTTAAGGCAAACTCTAACTTCACAGATTATGATTTTGAGGGGTCAAACCTTTCAACTATTCTCGATGTTCTGGCATATAACACTTATATAACCTCATATAATGCAAACATGGTTGCAAATGAGGTTTTTATTGATAGTGCCACGCTTAGAGAAAATGTAGTTGCCCTAGCAAGAAACATTGGTTATGTACCAAGATCAAGAAAGGCAGCAAAAGCAACAGTAACTTTCTTTGTAGATACAACCAATATTACACCATCACCAGCATCATTAACCTTAAGGAAAGGTGTAGTTGCTACTTCTTCCGGTGCATTTGGTAATCAATCATTTGTCTTTTCGATTTTGGAAGATGTTACTGTTCCAGTCTTCGATGGAATAGCAACTTTTGACAATTTAACTATTCATGAAGGCGTACTTCTAACAAACAACTTTACCTATACTGCAAGAAATCCAAATCAAAGATATATTCTTCCAAATGCTGGAATTGATACGGAACTCATATCAGTAACTGTTAGGAATAATGAGCAAGCTACTGCTATAGTTAAATATGCTTTCCAAGATAGTCTTTTCAATATTGATGGAAACTCAAAAGTTTATTTCCTCCAAGAAATTGAAGATGAGCGTTATGAACTCATTTTTGGTGATGGATATTTTGGCAAAAAGTTAGAAGAAGGTAACTTTATAACAGCAAACTACATCATCTCAAATGGCGATAGCGCAAATGGAGTTAATCAGTTTAGTTTTTCTGGTAGAATAACTTATACAAGAAACTCCATTGAATACACAGTTTCTTCGGGTATTTCTCTTGCCACGACTGTTCTCCCATCTACTGGGGGAGAAAACATAGAAACGGTTGAATCTATTAAAAAGTATGCCCCAAGAATTTATGCATCTCAAAATAGAGCTTTAACAGCAAATGATTTCGAAACCTTGATTCCATCAAGAATATATCCAGAAACAGAATCTATCTCAGTATTTGGTGGAGAGGATCTAATTCCCCCACAATACGGAAAAGTATTCATAAGCATAAAACCAAGATTTGGTGATTTTATTCCCAATCTTGAGAAAGAGAGTATAAAGTTAAAGTTGAAAAAATATGCGGTTGCAGGAATAGTCCCTGAGATACTAGATTTGAAATACCTCTATATCGAAACAAACTCCAGGGTATATTACAACACAAATCTAGCTCCAAGTTCTGCTTATGTTTCGAGTACGATTCAGTCAAATGTAACAAAATACGCAGAGTCAACAGAACTTAATCG